TAGCAAGCTAATGGCTGAACAAGTGCTTCGTGACTGTGCCAAGGGTTACGGTTTTTAAAACTGTGGCCTTGCGTTACTTCAATGCATGCGGAGCAGATAGTCGAGTGCGTCACGGTCAGTTGAAAGCCGCAACACATGTGATTGCTCGTATCATGGAAACTATTGTGAACAAAGGTGTGTTTACTTTAAATGGCACTGACTATCCCACAGCTGACGGCACCTGTGTTCGCGACTACTTGCACGTAGAAGACATTGCTGAAGCACATTATCTAGCTACCAAGTGGAGTGAAGCAGTGGATGATGGTACATCAGTTGAACTTAATTTGGGTTCAGGTAAGGGTGTCAGTATCTTGGAAATTATTGCTAGTGTTGAACGCATCACTGGACGAACTGTTTTGGTACACAAAGGTCCTGTACGAGTTGGCGATCCAGCAACACTGGTTGCTTACGCTGACAAAGCAAAGAAAACAATGGGTTGGGTTCCTGCAAACAGTAGCATCGACAACATTGTCAAGACTGCATGGGCCTGGTACAACTCAGCTGAATACAGGGGGCGAGCATGAAGATTGGATTTACTTGCAGTACGTTCGACCTGCTACATGCTGGCCATGTGTCTATGCTACAAGAAGCAAAGACGCAGTGCGACTATCTTATCTGCGGATTGCAAAACGATCCAACGCTAGATCGAGCTACAAAGAACAAGCCTGTGCAAACTATTGTTGAACGTCAGATGCAACTCAAAGGCAGTCGCTATGTTGATGAAGTTTGGGTTTACAATACAGAAAAAGATTTGGAAGACTTGTTGCTGACCTTGCCAATCAATGTTCGCATCTTGGGTGTAGAGTATGAAGGCAAAGAATTCACCGGACGTGAAATTTGTCACAAGCGTGGTATCGAACTATACTTTAACGGCAGGGATCATTCGTTTAGTTCCAGCAGTTTAAGAAAACGTGTGTTTGAAGCTGAAAGAGAAAAACATGAAAATTAATGAATTAGAAAATGGAATCAACGATGCATGGTTCAAGCAGGGTGGGTTTGAAACATACAAGAAGCCAACAGCTATTAAGTATCAAACAGCTATCGACAATGGTACAGTTGACACATTAGAAGGCCCAGTGGACTACATGGCTGGTCATAAAATCATTACGGGACCAAAAGGCGAGAAGTATCCAATTACCCCACAAAAGTTTGACACCCTTTATGATGACAATGGCAACAACACCGCTACTCCAAAAAAGATTATGAAGGTAGCCAAACTTGCTGACCATGATGGTGTTATCCATACATCGTGGGGCGATCTAAACTATACCGCAGGCAATGACTATATAGTTCGACATGGTACAGGTGACTATGGTGCAGTAAAGAAAGATATCTTTGCTCAAACATACGACACATCAAAGGCATAATATGCAAATAAGAGTAAGAGAAAATCCAGAAGAGTTTGGTCGGTGTGGCTGCGGTCGTAGTCCCACTGGTAAGTGTATTGGTTGGCATGGACTCACTGAAGAACAGTACCAAGCCGCATTAGAAAAATACGAAGAAGAATTATTTGACGACGGAGCAGGAATATGATTATCGACGTACCAGAAGATTATGTACCCTTTGTACCTGATGAACAGGCAATGAGTCAATGGTCTCAACCACAATAAGGAAAAAAATGGAAATCGTAGTTTATAGCAAGGACCACTGTCCTTATTGCGACCAAGCAAAAGCATGGTTAGGCAGCAAAGGTTTTGCCTTTACAGAACATCGAGTGGGCCATAATGGCTTTACTCGTGAGAATCTATTAGAAGCAGTACCAACTGCCAGAACAGTCCCTCAAATCATCATTGACGGTAACTTAATTGGCGGCTGGGATGACTTGCGAGCCAGTGAGTTCTATGCCCGCTCAAACAAAAGTTAATTTGTATTCGGCTAAGACCGCCGCCACAGTGTACGGACTAAAGGACATTAGGCGGTGGTTGATTGACAATTGCAAGAATCGCTGGAGTGCAACAGATTACAAAGGCGATCCATTTAACTGGCGCAAGTTGGGTAAGGTAGAAATTGATCAGGGCAAGTATGCAATGGAAATTTTTGATATCACTATCATGGTCCACTTTAAAAAGCCTGAAGATTTAATGCTTTATTTGCTCACTTGGCCAAGTGATGTCTTGCTTAATTCCTAAATAGATGTTACAATAAACAATATGACATCCACGTCATTAACTCGGAGAATAAAAATTGACACAGTTACAGTATAGAGAAGAAGACGGCAAGCCCCTAAGCCAGGTTATCCGCGATAGACTCAAGCAAGACAACAAACGTTTTTGGGCAGGCGACAACATCAGTGAATACGTCAGTGATGTTGAGAAAGATGCACTGATCAATGAAGCAACGACTGCATTTGAACAAGTGTTAGATAGTTTGCTTATTGACCGTGAAAACGATCCAAACTCAAAAGGTACTGCCAAACGATTGGCTAAAATGTACTACAATGAAATCATGGCAGGTAGATATGACCCAGCACCAGACGCAACAGCATTTCCAAACGACTCGGCGGACCGTTATGAAGGTATGTTGGTTGTTCGCAGTGAGCTTCGCAGTATGTGTAGCCATCATCACCAACCCGTTAGTGGCGTTGCTTATATTGGCATTTTGGCTGCTGAGAAACTTATCGGGCTCTCAAAGTACACACGTATCGCACAGTGGTGCGCCAGACGCGGTACTCTCCAGGAGGAACTTTGCAATGACATTGCTAGGGAAATCCAAAAAGCCACCGGAGCAGAAAACCTAGGCGTGTATATTCAAGCTGTACATGGTTGCTGTGAGAATCGTGGCATTATGGCACACAGCTCGCTAACTCAGACTACTGTGCTTAAAGGTTCGTTCAAAGACGATCCAGGTACAAAGAAAGAGTTCTTTGACAATATCAAGATGCAACAAGAATTTGCCCCACGGTGATAGCATGGATGAAGAGTCAAACAACAAAGTAGATACAATAGCAGATATAACTCCCGTTGAGTTTAAATGGGATGAAACTTCTGTATCTGTTGGTTTTATCGCCCAAGAAATTGGCACCATTGATTTAAGTGATTATACCATTGGCGCTAACACAGTTTCTAACACAGGTTGGGCAAATGGATCTAGTATTTCTTATGCTAACATCACTAGTAGTGATACCCTTAATGCTGGCTCTACAGAGTATGGTAAAACTACAATCAAAACAGCTAGAAGCACAATTGACATTGACGAGTTAGCTGACATGATGGAAACACTTAAAAAACGTTTGCTAATCTTGGCACCCAACTTTGAAATGCACGAAAAGTATCCCATGTTAAAAGAGTTGTATGATGAGTATCGAGCAATGGAAGCATTGCTTTCCGGTCCAGACAGTAATCAATAATAGGAAATCAAAATGAAAGTAGGATTTAGCTTAGGGCGTTGCATCCGTGATATTGTAAACGGCACAGTAGATCAAGATGATGTCATTGTAATTGTGTCGGGTACACGTTTTACAACACAGGAACAGTTGGTTGGTATTGTTGCCGAGTACATGTGGAGGGATAACTACTTGTTGGGCTTAGACGAAGCTGCCTGTCAAGGCGTTGCAAGCGTATTGTTCCGAGAAGGTAAAATTCATCAGCCGCGAAACTTTGGCACATATAGAAGCATGATGCCAGAAGGTGCTGTATGGGCTGACCTGTTGCCTACTGGTGGGCACGAAGATCCAATGGTACAAGAAGCATGGCAAGCCTATCGCGGCATGCTGGGCCTAACTGGCAATAAGCCAGATGACAAAGAATATATCGAATCAAATTGGAAAATCTAAAATGACATTTGTAGTTACTGAAAGTTGCATTAAATGCAAATACACCGACTGTGTAGATGTGTGCCCCGTTGATTGTTTCAAAGAAGGACCTAACTTTCTTGTGATTGATCCTGATGGTTGCATTGATTGTGCAGTGTGTGTACCAGAGTGTCCAGCTGATGCTATTGTAGCTGGACACGAAGTAACAGATTCATACTGGACTGATTTAAATGCTAGACTTGCAGTATCTTGGCCTGTTATCACTAAAAAGAAAGCACCGTTGCCTGAAGCTGAAGAATTTAAAGCAATCAAAGATAAACGTCATTTGCTAGAAGAATGAGTTTAGCAAATCTAATCAAACTTGATAGCGTACCAAGGCTGGTAGAGAAATACTCTGGCATTGGTGCGTTGCCTTTAGCATTGCCCAAGTTTGAACTAGACAATGTTAAAGACTTTTGGCGTATATGGCATGAAGAAGTTACAATAGTCCAGCGACAGCACATTGATCGCGGAGCACAAGGCAAAGACGCACCTATTATGTCTTTTACACAATGGGAAGGTCTTGCCATGTATGAAGACTCAACTCTGTTGGCCAAGGCCGCCTGGAATACCAGAATCTCAACGGCGTTGTCTTCTAGCCAACCCCGGTTTCTTCAATCCATATTTGAACGATTGCCATTCAGCAGAATACGTTCTGTTAGACTATGGAGTGCCAATAGAGAAGTCAGAGCACACTATGATGGCAACATGCCGCCCAGCTTGGATGGTGTATTGCGATTGCCAACTGAAATTAGAATCATGCTAGACGATCAAAATCCAACAGAAACATTTTGGATTACGCCAACAGTACAGCATGATCCACAAACTGAAGTTCCGCATGTGGACAAACACTATGTGAAACTTCCGATAGATACTAATACATTTGCATGGAACAACGAAGATTTCTTGCATGGTGCAGACTATGATCCAAGATACCGGAAGATACTAGTGGTCGTTAAGGGATGGGTCGATCTAGAGAAGCTGGAGCCTCTATTAGATCAAAGTATAAACAAGTACCCCGAGTACATTATCAAAGGTTAACATGACAAATATTATAATTCAAGGCAAGGGCATTGTTGGACAATCAACTGCACTTTTTCTAAAGAAGTTTCTTCCTAACGTTGAGATTCGTTTCAACGATCCGTTTAAAGAAGTAATTGCACCATCAGATGCATGGGCCAAAGCTGACTACGTTATTGTTTGTGTCAATACTGACTTGGATCTAGAACTGGCATTGCCTGAGAACAATACAAAAAATGTCAGCGATGCAATCAACGAAGCACTGGCCAATGGTTTCAAAGGAACTGTTGTTGTTCGTAGTACATTAGGTATGAGTGCAATTAAAGATTACACAGAACAACTGGGGCAACATTTGCTAGTGTGGCCCGAATACATTCGTGAAGCAACTTGGGCCGAAGATTCTGTCAATCCCAAGTTCGTAGTACTGGGTGGTGAGCCAGCAGAAGCATTTGCTGATTTATTGTCCGAGTATCAAGGTCCAGCATTTATCACAGATCCAATGGAAGCAATGGTTGCAAAACTAAGCACCAATACCTTTCTAGCAATGAAGGTTATCTTTGCTAACCAAGTTGAGCAACTGTGCAAATCTGTAGGTGCTGATTACAACATTGTCCGAGTCATGCTGGAAAATGAAGGACGTTTGGGCACAAGCCATTGGAGTGTACCAGGTGCAGATGGTGTTGCGGGATTCTCGGGCAAGTGCTTTCCAAAGGATGTGCAAACATTTGAAACTGCCCTGGTCAAGTCCGGATTGCATGTGGACCTGATTCGTGCTATTACCGATTTAAATAACGAAATGAGGTCCAATGTCAAAGAATGATCCATGGCAACATATTGTCAAAGCATTAAACAATATCAAAGGTTTGGACACAGACGCACTTGACCCCAAGTGGATTTTGTGTTATACTGATGGTACTAGGAATATTGCATTGGAACACAATCATGGAACATTAGATGATGTGTTGCAAGCATTTGAAGACTTTTGCAAAGGTGCAGGCTTTGTGTTTGATCACTTTGCCGTAGTTGATGAAGATGGTATTCCTGTAAATGGACTTAACCCAATAGCTAAACTGGAAAGTGGCGATGAAGATTAAACTTGTTAGCGATTTGCACTTGGAGTTCAGTGATATCAACATCACTAACGATGACAAGTGTGACGTTCTTATCTTGAGCGGTGACATTATGGTCGCTCAAGATCTGCATGACCATCATGCCGCTGACTTTAGTCCTTACAGCAATGGGGCATTGGCAGACCTTGGCCGCAAACTGCAACGAGTAGCTCGCTTTCGTGACTTCTTGAAGCGTTGCAGTTTCCAATTCCCACATGTGGTTTATGTTGCTGGTAATCACGAATTTTACCACGGTAAGTTCTTTGCCGGCATCGACTACTTGCGTGAAGAATGTGCCAAGTACCCTAACATTTATTTCTTGGAATGTGACACAAAAGTTATCGACGATGTTACATTCATGGGTGCCACATTGTGGACTGACATGAACAAGGGCGATCCACTGACCATGCATGCCATTGAAGGCATGATGAATGACTTCCGCATCATCCGCAACGACAAGCGAGAGTTTGCTCGTATGAGTGCTCGTGATGTTGTTACTCGTCATGCACGTACCTTGCAGTACTTTAGAAGTGTGTTGGCAGAACAACACGATCGGAAGTTTGTTGTTGTTGGACATCACAGTCCCAGCTTTCAAAGTGTACATGAGACTTACAAGAATGAATACCTAATGAACGGTGGCTACCACAGTGACTTGAGCGAGTTCATTATGGATCATCCGCAGATCAAACTGTGGACGCACGGGCACACTCACCACCCGTTTGATTATGTGATTGGCGAGACGAGAGTAGTATGTAACCCTCGCGGTTACGAAAGCGATGGTTACAGCGAAGACAGTGGCTGGAACCCCAACATTGTATTAGAAATTTAAGGAGATAACATGATTGATATGAAACAGTTTTTTGAAGCAATTGGCTATCGCATCACCGAAGGTGGTGACTATGGATGGCAGTGCTACGGTCCAAACTCTCATCAGTTGAGTGCATGGAATGGAGTTCATGGTTCAGGTGGCTGGAGTGCAAACATTGTGTTTAGCACCAAAAGCCAAAAGGTGTACGAAGTAGAAGTATGCGACTACACCAATGACCGTGCTTATCGCTTGATCAATCCCAAGTACAAAGAGCGTCACACTGCTGAAGCAGGCGAGCGTGGTGTATTGGGCAACCAAGCCTGGGACGATGTTGACTATATTGATCTTGAAACCGAAGAAGACTTTTTAGAAAAGTTAACAGCCATTGTGGCAGGTGAAGAATACGATACGCGAGTAAGCGTACCAGTTGACTTTACAGATGAAGAACTGTTAAAGTACATGAAACTGGCACACGAACGTGATATGACCTTTAATGCTTTGGTAGAAGAAGCATTGCGTGAAGCTATTAACCAAGCTCGTGAATCGGGTATTCTTACAGATAAAGTAGACGAGTACAGCGAGATTTAAACAATGAAGCCAATTGATCCACCAGAGACATTATCTATTTGGGTTGTGGCCAGTATTAGTAATACTGGTTCAATGTCTACACATAGCCCGTCTTCTGCTGGGTCCAGTATCTTCCCAGGTTACTATACTAGCCTTGAAGATGCACAACAAGAACAAATGCTATTGGCACTAAAAGGTACCCGAGCACACGTATTTCAATTAGACTTTCCAAGACCATGAAAACAAGAGAACAAATTATTACCAGCATGTGCTACACATGGCGACACGACTACGGACTTCGCAAAGGTGGAGCCGAAGATTATGGCACTAAGTTTAGTGCAGGCATGACTGACGAAGAAGCACGAGCACTATGGAATCAAATGGCACAGTTGTTTGACAACGACATTGCACCACATATGGAAATTAAAAATGGATAAGAAACTTTACGAGATCATGAATATTCTCTCCGAAGAATGTGCCGAAGTGGTCCAAGCAGTAAGCAAGTGCAACCGCTTTGGTTTGGATAACTTCAAGCCTGGCAAACCCCTAACTAATGCACAACACTTAGAAGGTGAAATTGGTGATTTACTTGCTATGGTAGATCTGTTAAAATTAAAGGGTGTTGTAACAGATGCAGGACTTGAAACTGCAAAGTTAGCCAAAATTGAAAAACTAAAGAAATGGTCAAATATCTATGAATGAATTTAAAGTAAGTGAAGTGTTTTATAGCGCACAAGGCGAAGGCCGCTTTATTGGTGTGCCCAGTGTGTTCTTTAGAACATTTGGCTGCAACTTTAAATGCCCGGGCTTTGGATTGCCTACTGGAGAGAAAACTGCTGAGCCAGATGAGATTGGCAAGGTGGTACATCTTTACAAAACATTCAATGACTTGCCATTGGCACAAACCGGATGCGATAGTTATGCAAGCTGGCATCCTGCGTTCAAGCATCTGAGTCCTACGTATAGTGTTGATGAATCCATTGACAAAATGCTGGCATTGACTCCTAACAACAAATGGAAACAGGACAATGGCAATGACGTACACTTGGTTATTACCGGAGGCGAACCATTGCTGGGGTGGCAACAACTTTACCCAGACTTGCTGAGTGAAAACAAGATGCGTGATCTTGAAAACCTTACGTTTGAGACCAACGGCACTCAGCACTTACATGATGACTTCAAACGATTCTTAATGAACGACTATCATCTACGTAAAGATCAAATTACATTCAGTGTTAGTCCTAAACTAAGTGCCAGTGGGGAAAAGTGGTCAGATGCCGTTAAGCCAGAAGTAGTTGCAGAATATCAAACACGTGGCTTTACTTACTTGAAGTTTGTTGTTGACAAAGCTGCCGACTTTGAAGAAGTAGATGCCGCTACAGCAGAGTATCGCGAAGCTGGATTTAAAGGTCCAGTGTTTGTTATGCCAGTTGGCGGTACAGATGCGGCTTACTTTGCCAACAGTAAACACATTGCAGACATTGCATTAGAAAAAGGTTATCGTTACAGCCCTAGACTACACGTTGATATTTGGTCAAACGGTTGGGGCAAGTAATGTACGGCACAGGTTACACAGGAGGAGATCCAATGAAAGCACAAGCACCTGCACAGGGCATCAGTCTTGACAATGACTGGGGCGATGCTAAAACGTTTAATGTAGAATGTGATTGTACTTCAGATGACCATGCTGTTAAAATGTGGATTGAAGTTCAACGTGATAAAGACATTCCCGATGTTGAAGTTAGCTTTTATGTTACTACGTGGACTCCGGCATGGGCCGACTGGGGTCAACGTTTACGTGCTGTGTACGACATTCTGTTCAAGGGTGTACACAAGCAAGAGCATCACTTGTTACTCAACAAGCAAAGTGCATTGAACTTTGCAGAGGCAATTAAAACTACGGTAGCTGAACTTGAAGTAACTAACAAATAAGCATATCATGGCAACGTGGACTCATAATTGTAAATCTAACGGGAAACTTATAACTATGCAATCCGAAGAAACTTGTAGCTTATGTAAGACTACATACAGTAACGAAGTTGATAAACGTATTAAACTTGTACCAGAATTACCACAGTATAGAGAAAAACAAATCCCTATGCTTTTTAAGGCATTTAAGAATGAATGATGATCACGCAAATTTAACAAACCCATGTGTGGGTATCTGTGTATCAAACGAAGACGGCACTTGCATTGGCTGTTTTCGTACTGCTGATGAGCGCAGTAATTGGTACATTGAATCAACAGCATGGCGGGATAAGGTACTAGCCGAGTTACCCAAAAGGGAAGAAGATGTATTTGGACGGGATATTTGAAATGTTTGAATTTATTAAAAAGATTTTCAAGAAGAAGCAGACTGCAAAGTCAATGCGTAACAGTCCCGAACCTTGGGTCAATGTAGTGCAAGCACACCTGGCTCCAGACAATCCCAAACAAGGATACTTTGAACTAGAATGGAATCCGGCCTTTGTACAGTTTCTACGCAATGGTGGTTACCAAGGTGCCACAGCCGAAGATATTGTAGATGCTTGGTTCACTGACATGTGCCGTAATGTCAGCATGGACAGTGATGCCGCTGGATCATTTATTGCCGATGCTGGCCGTATGCAAACGAACGATCGCACTCGCAATCAATGAAGGTTGAGTCGGTTAATGTTGCAACCGGCACCAAGCTACGATTAGAAGAGCGTACTGCCCAAAACAAATTAGAAGTTGCAATGCACAAACGGTGCTTGCAATTATCAGTACCAGATGACGAACTACGCAATGCATTTACTGAGCTACGAAAAACTTCTATTCAAAAATTCCCACAAGAATCAATTACAGTCAAACCAGGTGGTGTAGTTGGTGATCGTCATTTCGAACCTGATGTTATACGAAAATACGACGACGGTAAATTCTACAATGTGTCAGTATACAATCAAGTTAGTTTGTTAAGCAAAGAGCGATATAACGAACTTAATAATTTTTACAATAAAAACATAGTAGCAGGCCAATTTGGAGAGAACATACGAACCGAAGGCGTTGAACGCCTAGAAGGCTTGTCGCAAGGAACCATATTGCAGTTTGGTGCCACTGCACAAATTAAAATAACACATCTTAGAACTTACTGTTATAAGTTTGCAAATGTGCTGTTTCCAACCGTCGAAGAATTTTTCTATTGGAAAAAACACGCAATGGGACGGCCGATAGATCGAATTGGAGTCATTGGTCAAGTGGTTTGCGAAGGGATCATTCTTCCCTATGATCCTATAAGTATTGTATATAAACCAATAGATCATGTTAACCTTGGATACGTTCAACGTCCACATGGTGTTGCAAGCAGAACATTGGTCACCAAGGATCAACTATGAATGGAAACGTTGTTTCAGTATCGTTAAAACCAAGAAAAATGTCTGACGCTGAACTACATGTTTATATTGATAAATCTACAGTAGTTGACACTGCTCTAATGCAAGAGAAGCATAACGTAGATCGACAACAACTCAAAGGGTTTGACATTACAAAGACTGTACAAAGCAGTATAGAAGTGGTACCTGGCGGGGTAGTCGGCGACAAACATTTTGCATTTGAACTTATTCCCACACGCGAGCATGAGGTAGTATTAATTTCTATCGAAACATTGAATAAGCATTGCACAGACTTTAAAACTTTGATTGGGCCTGGCCAACTTGGTGAAAACATTTTGACAAATGGTATTGATCTTAACAACTTGCCTAAAGGTGCAATATTACATATAGGTAAAACGGCCAAATTACAAGTGGTTGCTAGGCGCAGTTTTTGTTTTAAGTTTATAAACGCCATTGGTGTAGAAAACGTACAACCAGGTCAGCGTTTTAACATGAATGAAGTTGGCTTACAGGCATGTGTGTTGGATTCGGGTACCATTTATCCAGGTGATCCTATTCGAGTAAAAATTCCCAGATCTGCTACTGCTTTACCAAGAAAACATGAATCAATTCCTCTTGCCAGATTTCGTAAAATTTCCTTGACAACTCTTTCTTAAACTGCTACAATAGTCACATGAGCTACTTAATCGTTGATGCCGCAAACTTATTCTTCCGTGCCCGTCATGTGATCCGTTCTGGTGATCCTGAAGAGCGTGTTGCAATGAGCTACCATATTATTCTCGCTTCAGTCCTGCGTCAATGGCGCGAACGTCAGGGCAAGCATGTTGTATTCTGTTTCGAGGGCCGAAGCTGGCGCAAGGACGTATACAAGCCTTACAAGGCCAATCGTGCAGAAGGCCGTGCTAAACAAACTCCTAAGGAAGCAGAAGAAGAAAAACTGTTTTGGGAAAGCTTCGACAAGTTCTACGAATACATAAGCACCAAGACCAATGTAACTGTTCTTAAGAACTCTGTGTGCGAAGCTGACGATTTCATTGCACGTTGGATCCAATTGCATAAAGACGATAACCATATTATCGTTTCAAGCGACACAGACTTTGAACAGCTAATTGCTCCAAACGTTCAATTGTTCAATGGCATCACTGGTGTGCTTACTACACACGAAGGATACTTTGACGAAAAAGGTAAGCCAGTAAAAGATAAGAAAACAAAAGAAGTAAAGCCAGCACCCGAACCAGAATGGTTGCTGTTTGAAAAATGTATGCGTGGCGATACTTCTGATAATGTGTTCTCTGCTTATCCAGGTGTGCGTACTGTTGGTACCAAAAATAAAGTTGGTCTTCGAGAAGCATTTGCCGATCGACATAATAAAGGCTTCATGTGGAACAATCTGCTACTGCAACGTTGGACCGATCACGAAGGTGTCGAGCACTTGGTGCGTGATGACTACGAGCGTAATAAAGCCATCATTGATCTAACTGCACAACCAGATCATATCAAAGCTGAGCTTGATACCACTATCGCAGAAGCTGTACAAAAAGAGCGAAATCCAAGCGTAGGACCACATTTTATGAAGTTTTGTGGTAAGTACAATTTACAGAAGTCCTCAGATAATGCTCAACAACATACAGAATGGCTGGCGGCCACTTATAACTAAAGTAGGGATTGTTTCCTTACTGGCATTTGCCATTGCATTTTTTGCGTGGCCTGCTAATGCCGAAGTCTTTAAGCTAGACTCGCAATGGACTTGCGGCAAAACTGAAGACTTAGCTAATGAGCTTAAAGCCGCCGGAGAAGATGTTGTTATGGTTGGTTCCATTGATGGTGTTGTTGTATTCACACTTTGGGCCAACTCTAGAACTCGCACGTTTACAGCAGTTGGAACTCCAACTAAAAATCCTGAAATGAGCTGTATTATTATACACGGCGACAAACTATCCATTTTAGCACCAAAAACTACGGTATAGTTGGCTCATTAAATACCTACTTTTGATAAATAAAAGTATGAGTAGACCAAAGCCCAACATCCTATTAACGCATACAAACCCAAGAACTTACAAGAGCGAAGAAGTACTTGCGGCTGATGCAATATACGCTGTTTTTTACAAAGACAAACCAATTAATCTTCGCACACTGAATAGCTTAATCAGCTATCCAGGACCAAAATACAAAAAAGTAAGTTTCTCCAATCCTGGTCATGCATTTAACTTGGCTGACAAGATGAACAAGTTGTTCAAATGCACAGACTTCTCTGTAGTTGAACTAAAGCAGGGACGCAAAATCAATGAGCAAGGAACTTCCTACAAAGATAACTGAGTACTTGGCTCAGTACCCAATTCCGCACATTTGGGAAAACACCAAAGTAACAGAGTACACTGTTTTTAAAAACTACCAACCAGGCAAGCGCAAGGGGCTACGTTTGACTACATTTGGTTGGGAACTCATGAAACCTCATTTTCGTTATTGGTCGTACCAATGTCCTCCGGGATGGAGTCCCAACCCCGGGCACCTAATAGGACTTGAACAACACTTGGATTGGCCTTACTATCACGGTGCCGGCTACTTTCGAGTATTTGGGGAACAAGACGCAATGGAAATCCGTTTAGTGAACGATGATATCATTCTTTGGCTAAACGGATTGAGCAGAAAAGCGCAGGGAAAAGGTTAACTTCGGTAACTTCTCCTAACTGCATAAATATTTGTATGCAGAATTGGCAACCATATGTTCAAGCAGGATGGGAATTAGTGTCTGAAGCACAGGGTGTTAGCAAAACATATTTGCAGCCTGATGTTGAAGCATTCTTAGTTCATACCATAGCACGGACATTTGAACGTACTGATATATGGGATGAACCAATTGCCATCAAACTGCTTACTGCACAAAGCAAACCCGGCTTAACTAAACGCATTGACCTCCGCAGTGTAGGCGAGGAATGTTTATTAATAGATGCTTGGCAACTCAAACAAGCTCGCTGGCCCAATGCCAAATACTTCGCAGACATGGGTGAAATTGCATTTGGCATGGCCAGTATTGCAACCACTCCAGTGGATTTACTGCTA